CTTAAACCTAAAGTAAGTGCGGCTCCTCCTCCGGTTGATACGCCACAGGGTGCTGGTTCAGCGCCTAAAGCTAGAGGCCCAGCAGGAGCAACCTTTGAATGAATGAGGTGGCCCAATGGCTAATAATCTATCGAGTAATATTACTCGGAAAGTGGCAAGAGTATTTTTAGATGCTTTTGAAGCTTCCCGTGTAGTCACAAAAACTATTGACACTCAGCTCTTGAGTGGCAAGTTCAACCCTTCCACTGGTAGTAATGTAGACTTCAAACGTCCTCATGACTACAACTCAATTCGTACAGCAGGCGGTGACATATCTGGCGCAGCTAAGTCTGACATCATTGCAGGCAAGGCAACTGGTACGGTTCAGAACTACTTCACTGTTTCCACTTCTTGGAGCAACATTGAAGAAGCTCTTGAGCTTGACCAGCTAGATGCAATCTTAGCTCCTGCTGCTAGACGTATTGTTACTGATCTGGAAACAGACCTTAGTGGATACATGATGAAAAACGCTTCACTACGTTATGGTAGTCACGGTGTCTTTGCTGATGCTTGGACTGACATAGCTGGTGCTGGAGCTTTGTTAGATAGCGTAGGCGTACCAGCATCTGCTGATAAGTTCTATGTTATGAATCCTTTCACAGCTACTAAGCTTGCAAGCGTTCAGAATGGCCTAAGTGCCTCTGATAGCTTGGTTCGTACAGCTTGGGAAAACTCTCAAATCTCTGCCAACTTTGGTGGACTTAGAGCGTTAACTTCTCAAAGCTTAAACACTTTTACCTCTGGCACAGGCGCTGACAGAGCTGGTACGTTGAGTGCTGCTCCTGATGCAACTTATGTCACAGCAAAAGACACTATGACTCAAACCCTAGCGGTAACAGCTCTACAAGCCAATATGGTTGTTAAGGCTGGAGACATGGTTAAGATTGCTGACGTTAATCGTTTAAATCTTGATAGCAAGACTGCGATGATTAATGAGAGTGGTGCTGCTGTAGAGTGGACAGGTGTTGTTACTGCTGACGTTACGCTTAGTGGTGCTGGTGCTGGTAACCTAGTTGTTGCTGGTCCTGCTATCTATGAGGCTAACGGACAGTACAATACTGTAGACGCTGCTCCTGCTAACGGAGCTGTTGTTACTGTACTTAGCGCATCTGCAACTATGTATCAGCCAAACTTGTTCTACATGAAGCAAGCTTTTGGTATGGGTACTGTTAAGTTGCCTAAACTGTATTCAACCGACACTATTGCTACTACATCTGATGGTATGTCTATTAGGGTTAGTAAGTATGCTGACGGTGATGCCAACACCCAGAAGATTCGTTTTGACTTGTTGCCAGCTTATGCAACATTCAATCCGTTTATGGCTGGTCACGGCTTCGGAGTATAGAGTTCCTCCTTGGGATGACGGGAGCTTCGGCTCCCAGAATCTCTACTCAAATAGGATATTAATATGCCAAATGTAGGTGGAAAAAAGTTTCCTTATACTCCCGCTGGTAAAGCTGCGGCTTCTGCTGAAAAAAAGAAAGAAGCGAAAGCAAGGTTAAGTGAGTCAGATATAAAATTAATGGAATCACTTAAAAATAAAGGAAATTTAACTGAGTCAGATTTACAAATGATGAAACAAGTTCTTTCTAATAGTAAACCACCTAGAAAACCGAGAAAGAAAATAAACGCTGGAGCTAAGTTTGAATAATGGCGGGACTATACGAGAACATACATAAAAAAAGAAAGCGTATCAAAAGACAAAAAGCTGCTGGTAAAACTCCAGAACGTATGAGACGAGTTGGCTCTGCTGGTGCTCCTACAGCTAAAGCTTTTAAGAAAAGTGCTAAAACTGCTAAAGGAGCGACATACGAATAATGGCTACTGTAGCGCAAGTTGCTAAAGCATCATTACAACGAATCTTAGTTCAGGCTAGTGAGGCTCCGTTAGAAGCAGACGAGTACGCTGACTTCATTTTTGCTATGAACAATTACATGGGTGAGCTTGATGCTCAGGGCGTTAAGTTAGGTTTTACTACTGTTTCCGGTCTAGGTGATGAAGTTACGATTCCCACAGGCGCTCTGAGAGGCGTTATTGCTAACCTAGCTATAGAAGTAGCCCCAGATTATAACGGTATAGTGTCGCAAGGCCTTGTAAAAGCTGCAAAAGAAGGCATGAATACAATGCGCCTTATAGGACAAACTATAACAAAAAGCGAAATGCCTTCTACATTACCGCTAGGCTCAGGTAATGAGGGTGACCTGTCAGGCATCTCTGGACATTTCTATCCAGACTCAGAAGCAGATATTTTGGCAGAAACAACTGGAGCAATAGCTTTGGAGCAAAATACAAATGGATAGATCGCAAGGTAGAAAAAAATCAGATTTTGTTGCAAAGACATCTGTAGATGCTGGCGCATACATAGATTACTTTGTTAACGGCACAAACTATAAAATTTTATACACAAACTTTCTTAGCGGTCTTGGTGTTACTGGAACGATAGTTTCAGAAGGCGATGCTTCTGGAATTGCTGTTTTAAATGTAGATGGAACTGTTAATAAAATTAGAAACATAGAAAACGGGTCAGGTATCATAGCTAGCGTTTCAGCTAACGGTGGTGTAAAGCTACAACAAAACTTTACAGCAGATACTACTGGCGAACCTATACTGCGAAACATAACGGATGATACTCCAGACATAGTTTCTTTGGTTGCAGGAGCTGGAATTTCTATAGCAAGGACAAACAACTACCTTACAATATCAGAAACAGCAAACACTATATTAGATGGACTTGTAAGTTTACAGGCTAACTCAACGGCTACTACTATATCAGTAGCTGGAACAGCCGTAATTGTAGCGGGAACATGGGTTGTTCAAAAGAGTGGTGTAGGATCAGCTACAACGTCAGGAAGAATAACTTATACAGGCTCTGCTAACCAAGAGTTAGTGTTAGACGCAAGTTTGTCTATAAAGACAGCTTCAGCTTCAGCTCAAAACGTATCTGTTTACTTAGCAAAGAACGGCACAATAATAGCTGCCTCAAGAATAAATGCGGAAACAGATAACACAATGGAAAAAAATATTTCTGTTAGTTGGATAGAGACTGCGGCTCAAAATGATTACTTTGAAGTGTTTGTAGCTAACGATACAAGCACAGATAATTTAATAGTTTCTAGGGCTGTTCTTAGGACTTCTTAATGCCAAAAACTATATTGCCTATAGCAAACGGATATTACGAAAGTGACTCTCTGCCTATCTCAGCGCAGGAGTGCATTAACTTTTATCCAAATATAGTTCAGGCTCCAGCGTTAAATCAGGAAACATTGTTTGGAACTGATGGCATAGAGCAAGTTGCATATGCAAGCAGCCTAGAGATAAACAGAGGCGCACATGAAATGAACGGTGTGCCTTACTTTGTAATAGGCAATACGCTTTACAGTATGGACTCTAGTAATGTGTTGACCACTAGAGGAACTATTGCTGGTAGTGGATTAGTGTCTATGGCAGACAATGGAACTCAGATGTTAGTTTTGGTTCCTAACGGTAATGGTTACATCTATAACCATACCTCTACGACACTGACACAAATTACTGATGTAGACTTTACTGCTAATGGTAATCCTCAAAAGGTAGTCTACATAGATGGATATTTTTGTTTAACAACAGACAGTAAGAAATTTATTGTAAGCTCTATAAACGATGGACTTAGCTATAACGCTTTAGACTTTGGTACGTCAGAGTCTGACCCTGATGAAATTGTTGCTCCGGTAGTGTTTAAGAACCAGTTGTTTATTGGCGGCTCCCAGACAATAGAAGCGTTTTCAAATATTGGAGGCGCAGACTTTCCATTTCAAAGGACAGGATTGTTTTTAAGTAAGGGTATAGTCAGTCCTTTTAGTATTCAGTCATTGCAAGATACGTTTATATTTATCGGGTCCGGTTATAGAGAATCTCCTGCTATATGGGCGTTAAGCGGTAATGACGTTGTAAAAATATCTACAACGGCAATAGATAAAGAGCTAGGAAGTCTCACAACGGACCAGATTAATGCTATTTACTCTTGGTCCTATGCTCAGAAGGGAGCCTACTTTGTTGGTTTTGCTTTGCCTTCTACTACGTTTGTTTATGACCTTATAAGCAAAAGATGGCATGAAAGAAGGTCTGTTATAGATGGGACTTTAGGAGCTTACAGGGTTAAGTCGTTAGTTAGAGCTTATAACAATGTGTATTGTGGTGATTTAACTGATGGTAGAATAGGCAGGCTTGATGCAGATATTTTTAAGGAGTATGAGACTCCTATACAAAGAACAATAGTCACACAACCTTTTCAAAACAATATGGAATCTT